GCGGGCCGTGTTCCGCTATGCGGTTGTCAATTTGCGAAAGAAATTATGCGTCACCGATGAACGAGACGCGAATTATTGGAAAGCCCTCGCAGATCTAATCGACCGACCGACGTGTCGCGACCTTGTCGAGCACGAGCAAGACCCGTTTATTCCCGGCAAGCGAATGACCGATGGTTACTTCCACTGTTCAAACTGCGGATGGGACGGACGGCTCTGGGAACACATCGGCTTCGGAGACATGCTGGCCTACGAACCGGTTCATTGCCCAAAATGCGGGGAGGAGATCAAACGATGACCACTGAAGAACTGGACGAGATCGTGTCGAGACTGAGGCGCACCTCCAACGACTCTCTCGGCGGTGAGAGCCTGCAAAAGGCACTTGACAGGATCACCAAGGCGCCGGCAACGGACTGACGCACCGTGATGCGCCGGATCGCGGAGCTTATCGACCGTGGCGTCTGCCATAACGTCTACGACGAAAGCGAATGCGGCGCCTGCGACAACGGCTTCGAGTGCTCGGTCTGCGGCTGCAGGGTCGAGGACGAGGAGCACTACCACGTGAGCGGCACGTGGAACTTCTGCCCCCAATGCGGCAAGAGAGTGCGGCCGAAAAATGAGTGACGTCTACAAGCTGACGCAGAAGAGCGTCTGGACAAACAATATCGGCAGGCACACCACTTGGTATCTGCTGGATGAGCACAAGATGGGCTACTACATCGACTACATCGAGTGGACGGTGCAGCGAGACTGGGGGCTTCTCAGGCTGGATTCCGAGTGCATGGCCTTCCGCTACAACGGCAAGAAGGGCTGCGTGACCAGCTGGAGCGAAGTCGATACCGTTCTCGGCATGGGACCGCAAGAGGCATTCGAGACCGTCTGCGAGAACCTTGGGATAAAGGTGAGATACCTCTAGCTGAAAAGGCCGGAACAATTATTTCTCTCAATAGAAAGGAACCCAACAAATGAATATCACCAAGCGTAGGGTCGCGTTTATCGCGGCCCTTGTCGTATCCGTCCTGGCTATCGTGATTGTCTGCGGTCTGGCTGGCTGCTCATCGTGCAGCCGTTCGGTCAAGAGCATGAGCAGCGATTTCAGCGGTGGAATCAACCGCACGGTCACGCTCTACGACAACACGGGCGAGGAGATCAAGAGCTGGCACGGCAAGTTCGACATTGAATCGAACGACCAAGAGATTTTCTTTGACGATGCCCAAGGCAAGCGCGTGATTATCCAAGGCGGCATCGTCGTGAGCGAGGAAGATTAAATGAAGACCTCATCCAACATTCAAGTAATCCAAGCCCAGTTTGACGGCCCCAAGTTGAAACCAATCTACGCCCACGGCGTGGAGGATGCCGGGTGCGACCTCAAGGCGAATATTCCCAGCCCGATCACCATCGAGCCTTGGAGATCGGTGTGGGTCGGCACGGGAGTACATCTGGCGATGCCGGAGGGCATGTTTGCGCTCCAGGCACCGCGCTCGGGACTCAGCTGCAATCACGGCATCACGCTCGCCAACGCGCCGGGGATCATCGACCCCGGCTACCGCGGTGAGATTCGCTGCAAGCTGGTAAACCTGAGCGATGAGCCTTACACGGTCTATCCACTTGAGCGAATCGCCCAGCTGGTGTTCCTTCCGTTCGTAAACGCCGCGTTCATGACCAGTGACAGCCTGCCGGAAAGCTCTCGCGGCGAGGACGGCTACGGTAGCACGGGGGCGATGTGATGGCAGATCAGGTGGGGAAGCGCTGCGCCACGTGCAGGTTCGCCAAGAACCCGCACACGGTCAAAAGCACCGTGGTCGATGTCAAGTACCTGACGTGCTGGCACAACCTGCCGCACGAGTGCCAGCCGTGGAACAGGTGCAATTTCTGGGAGCCGAAGGAGGTCGAGCGATGAATGGAGTCGACAAGCTGGTCCAGATGAAGCTGATGGAGGCCGCACGCGCGGTCGGCTTCTTGGAGGGAATGAGCACGTGGCTTTGGACGAAGGTCGGCCCCGATCTGGCCGATGAAGCCGTGGTTGAATTCGAGAAGCGCGTCTCCGCGATAGCCGAGTGTTTCGGTCTGGACAGGGAGAACCGCTGATGTGCCAAGTGATGGGAATCGATATGACTGAAAACGAGATAACGCTGACGAAGGATGCCGGGTGTCCCGAGCACTACAGAGGCAATGGGTTCATCACGTGCTCCCGTGCCATGAAGGCGGCACTCGGCAGATGGCCTGCCGCCACGGCGCTGTGCTGCACCATGGCGGTTTGGTGGTGGTGCTGTGCCTTCAAGTACGTGTGGAGGTGCATGGTCAAGGGCAATACGCTCGAGGACATCGACAGTGCAATCGACTGCCTGTACAAGCTGCGCAAGGAGATCAAGCCGTACCTGAAGTCGCAGATGGAGGCCGACCACATCGTCGCCGGCAAGAGCGTTGAAGACCGATGAGCTCGCAAAAGAGAGGGGAAAGGACAAGAGAAATGGCAGGACATGAGACCGTGCGCTCGACCGACTTGAGCGCACTCCAGGGCATCTTCTTCGAGGAGCTGGACAACCTGATGGCGCTCGACATCAACGGCGATGACGAGGCAATCGAGCGCGAGATCAACCGCGCGAAGGCAGTCTCAGATGTGGGCGCACGCGCCATCGAGAACGCGAACACCGCCGTCGGCATCATCCGCGCGCGCTCCGAGATGGCCGGCGCGAAGCTCGCGAGCGTCCCCGCGATGCTGAAGGCGTAGAAGCGATGAGCAGGGTCATGACGAAGGCGGAACATGCGTGGCTTCTCGACATGGCCCCGCGATTCCGCTCATGGGACGATCTCCTCGCCTCGTTCGAGTGCACTTTCGGCTACCAGCCGAAGCGCCAGACCGCGCAATGCTACATCTCCAGGCACGGCGTGAAGCTGATGAGCACCACCGTCCGCTGGCTCGAGCATCCGGAGTTTGACGAGTTCCTGCGGGAATTCGTCCCCGGTCATAGCCAGGTCGAGATCATCGACGAGTTCGATAAAAGGTTCGATATAAGGCTGAGGGTTTCGCAGCTCAAAGACCGCGAGGCGACGCTGGGCCTGAAGCAGGGCACGTTCGGAGGCAGGTTCGCACCGGGCACCGTGCCACCTAACAAGGGCAAGAAGCTGACCGACTACGTCAAGGACGAGGCGAAGCTGGCGAACATCAGGCGCTGCCAGTTCAAGAAGGGCGACGAGGTCCACAACGAGTGTCCTATCGGCACCGAGCGCGTGAGCAGGGACGGCTATATCGAGGTCAAGGTGCCGAAAGAGGACGCCGACAACCGCGCCCACGGATGGTGGAAGCCGAAGCACCGGCTCATCTGGGAGCAGGCCAACGGTCGAAAGCTCCAGAAGGGCGAGAGCGTGATGTTCGGAGACCGCGACATGACGAACTTCGACCCCGAGAACCTCGTGATGGTCACGCAGGCGCAGCGGCTCTACATCAACAGGCACAACATTCCCTACCACGATGCCGAGTCGCTGCGCACCGCCGTCTCCATGGCGAAGCTGAACGAGGCGATCGTGACCGCCGAGCTGAGGCCGCGCAAGTGCCTTTGCTGCGGAAAGACATACAAACCGCAGTACAGGGCGCAGCGCACCTGCCGCGAGTGCCTGGACTTTGGGCGTAAGGCGCGGCGCAGCTACGGCGTCTCCGTGTGCCAGAGGTGCGGCGCGACGTTCGAGAAGCTGAGCGTGCGGGGGAAGTATTGCCCAAAGTGCAGGAAGAGGAAATACAGAAAGGAGAAGAGCTGATGGAAGACCACAGCGACCTTCTGGACGCGCTCTCGGCAATCGACCCGTCCACGTTGAACTACCAGGAATGGCTCGACGTCGGCATGGCGCTCCACGAGAGCGGGCTTCCGCTCGATGCCTGGGACGAGTGGAGCCGCAGGGACGCGGCGAGGTACCACGAGGGCGAGTGCGAGCGCAAGTGGCGCGGCTTCGGCTCGGGGCAGACCAGGGTCAAGTCGGGCACGCTCGCCAAGATGGCGACCGAACGCAGTTGGGTGCCGCCGCGCGCTTCCCAGGGAATGGGCGAGGCGCTGTCGTGGGACGGCGAGATCTCGACCGCGCTCATCGACCCGTCATGGGTGGAGCCGGTCGAGCTGCCCGAGACCGACAAGACCGGCCCCGAGGAGCTGGCCGAGTACCTCGGCCACCTGTTCGACGAGGACGATGTGGTCGGCTACGTGTGCGAGAGCTGGGACCGCGAGGGCAAATGGCTCCCCAAATCCAAGGGATGCTACTCGCGCACCGCAGGCGAGCTGATGCGGGAGCTGAAGAAGTTCGGCTCCATCGAGCAGGCCCTGGGCACCTATGACGACCGCGCCGGCGCATGGATCCGTATCAACCCGCTCGACGGCAAGGGCGTGGGCAACGCCAACGTGTCCGAGTTCAAGTACGCGCTGGTCGAATCCGACACGCTGCCCAAGGAGAAGCAGCTGGCGCTCATGCAGGAGCTTCAGCTGCCGTGCGCCGCCATCGTCGACTCCGGCAAGAAGAGCCTGCACGCCGTGGTGAAGGTCGACGCCCGCGACTACAGCGAGTACCGCGACCGCGTCATGCGCCTGTACGACGCGTGCCGCAAGAACGGACTCGACCCCGACACCCAGAACAAGAACCCGAGCCGCCTGTCGAGGATGCCCGGTGCCATGCGCTCGGGCGAGCGGCAGCGCCTTGTGAGCGGGCCGTGCGGAAAGGCATCTTGGTCAGAGTGGTGGGACTGGATGCAGGAGACCACCGACGACCTGCCCGACCCCGAGAACCTCGCATCCGAGTGGGAGAACATGCCCGAGCTCGCGCCGCCGCTCATCGACGGTGTCCTGCGCCAGGGACACAAGATGCTGCTCGCGGGGCCGTCCAAGGCGGGCAAGTCGTTCGCGCTCATCGAGCTGTGCGTGTCGCTCGCCGAGGGAAAGCCGTGGTTCGGCTGGGAGTGCGCGCAGGGGAGGGTGCTCTACGTCAACCTCGAGCTGGATTCCGCGAGCTGCCTGCACCGCTTCAAGGACGTGTACAGGGCGCTCGGTTACGCGCCCGAGAACGTCGGCAACATCGACATCTGGAACCTGCGAGGGCGCTCCGTCCCCATGGACAAGTTGGCTCCGTCGCTCATCCGCCGCGCGCTCAAGACGCGCCATATCGCCGTGGTGATCGACCCCATCTACAAGGTCATCACGGGAGACGAGAACAGCGCCGACCAGATGGCCGCCTTTTGCAACCAGTTCGACAAGGTCGCCCAGCAGGTCGGTTGCGCCGTCATCTACTGCCACCACCATTCCAAGGGCCTGCAGGGACAGAAACGCTCGATGGACCGCGCATCCGGCTCGGGCGTTTTCGCGCGAGACCCCGATGCGCTGCTGGACATGACGGCGCTCGAGCTGACGGACGAATGCACGAAGGCGCACTACGACTGGCGCAGGCAGCACGCGATCTGGGCTGCTTTCGACAGGTTTTTGCCGGAATGGCGCTCGGATGAGAAGTTCGTCGGCATCGATTCCGCCGACGATTTGCAGAAGTGGGCGAACGAGTCGGCAAACGGCGCGCCCATCGAGTTGCGCCGCGAGCTGGAATCCATCCACGAGAACTTGCAGGAATCGTCGCGCGGGTGGGCGGCGTGGCGTATCGAGGGGACGCTGCGCGAGTTCCGCAGCTTCAAGCCGAAGAACCTGTGGTTCGAGTACCCGGTGCACCTGCCCGATGAGACGGGTGCCCTGGCGGACCTGAAATGCGAGGGCGAATACGACCCGAGGGCCAGCCGCTCCAAGGGCAGGGAAGCATCCCAGAAGACCTTCAAATCGGAACAGCAGCAGAAGGTGAGCCTGATCCGCGAAGCCATGGAGCAGTGCGCCGAGGACGGGGTTGAGCCGACAAGGGTCAACGTGCTCGAGCGAATCGGCGAGGTCGAGTTCAGGGGCAAGCCGTTCAACATGAATGCGCTTACATACGCAACTAGCGAGAAGGCGAAGTGGAGCCCGTTCCGAGTGAAGAAGGACACCGACCTGCTCTATGACAAGAACAATCAGGCGCTTGATTTCGACGGCGAAATCGACCTGTCGGAGTAAGTTTCAAATTAAATAACCCACTGGTAGTAAAGCCTAGAAATCACAGGTTTACTAGGTAGTAAAAGTAGGGTGGTAAATCTATTACTACGTAATAGGGGTTTACTACCCTACAACCCAAGGGGCTGAGTGTAGACACGTGCGTGCGGGCTAAAGCCGCGCCCGCACTCGTACGCGGGTGGCTAACGGTCTACACACAACCCCACGAGTTGTAAACGGGAATTCCGCGTTTCGCCGCTTTACAAAATTTTCGAAAACTGAATCAAACGAGAGGGGTTCGCTATGAAATTCGACCCATGGACATTCGTCGGCTATCTGGTCGCGCTGGCATTGGTCGCGCTCGGGCTGCTGCTCATCATGTGGGGCTGCCTCGCCGTGCTCGCGCAGATCAGGGGGCTCTGCTGATGGCTGGCGGATGGTCGGCATTCCTGGCCATGCCCGTGCCCACCGTCACGCACAACGACCTCGTTCCGTTCAGGCGCAAGGGCAAGCTCGGCATCCGCAAGTCGGACGAGCTGAAGGAGGCCGAGGACAGGATCATCGCCCGCATCATCGCCAAGGGTGTGCCGGACAAGCCGCTCGGCGGTGCGCTGAGGCTGCACGTGACTTGGTGCTTCCACGTGACCGGCGACCACCGGCAGGGCGAGCCGCACCTCACGAAGCCGGACACCAGCAACCTGCTGAAGACGCTCGAGGACTGCCTGACCAGATGCGGGGTGATCGGGGACGACTCGCTCATCTGCTCGCACGACCTGACCAAGGGATGGTCGGACCCGCAGGGAATCTACGTCCGCGTCGAGTGCATCGGCTTCGATTCGGGGGACGGTACCACGACTATTGGCACAGAGAAGTAACGGGAGAAGGGACACAGGCAATGGGAGGAAACAGCGCGGGCCGCGTGCAGACGCGAAGGTTCCACAGGCTCAAGGCGGAGTTCTTCGCCAGGTGCCAGGCCGAGCGCCCGGTGTGCTGGCTGTGCGGCCAGCCCATCGACTACTCGGCAGACCCCGGCACGACCGCCGACTCGCTGACGCTCGACCACCGCGTGCCCGTGAGCAAGCGACCGGACCTGCAGGAAGACCCGGCGAACTTCGAGCCCGCGCACTTCGCGTGCAACTCGAGGCGAGGCAACGGCGAGCCGCCCGTGAGCCTGGGGGTGCTGAGCCGCAAGTGGACAGCGGACTGAGGGGGAGGGGCGGTAAGCGATCTACCTGCGGCTTTAGCGGACTACCATCCGCGTGGCCTTCTTCCTCTCTCCCCGACATTCCGATTTGGAATAACCGCAGGTAGTGGGGTGTTTTTGATTGATGTTCGGGGAAGATGCCCCGAAAAGCCGGCGGACGAGGTGATTTTGGATGAAGTTGGATGAACTTAAGAGCTTCTCAGAGACGTTTGAAGATGCCGTTTTGCACGCCGACTGGCTGAGAGACCCATACGGCAATATCGCCCCGAAATTCGTTGCTACAGTCCGTTTGGGGCGGTCTTTGGCGCAGAAGCTCGATAAGCTTGAGCAACACGACTGGATAAACGCCGCCGACAAGCCCGACACGACCACCGTGAGCCAGTACCTGAAAGTCCTGGACGCGCTTAAGCTCAACCCGAGCTGCGACAAGTCCATCAAGGCCGAGCCGCAGAAGAAGAAGTCTAGCTCGCTGGCGGCATTCACGTCCGGGTTCAAGGTCGTGAACGGCTGATGGGTGCGCTCCACGTCAAAGTGGAAGAGAAAGGGTACGCCGAGCCGCGAATCTGGACCAAGCCCTTGCGCGAGCTCACGCCCGAGACCTCGCTAGGCTTCGAGGTCATCGACTACGCCCGCGAGGTGCTCCACGTCGAGCTGCGACCGTGGCAGAAATGGCTGCTGATTCACGCGCTCGAGCTGAACGAGGACGGCAGCTACCGATTCAAGAAGGTCATCGTCCTCGTGGCGCGACAGAACGGCAAGACGATGCTGGTGAGTGTGCTCGCCAGCTGGTGGCTGTTTGTCGATTCGTTGCGTCATCCTGAGCGAGTCCCGCCATTGAAGTTCAAAATCGTCGGTACCGCCCAGAACCTCGACATCGCGCGAGAGCCTTGGTGGCAGGTGCGCCTGTGGTGCAATCCTGAGCCGAGTGAGGCTGAGTCGGGTGCCGCGATAGCCGACCTGCAGGAAGCGACCAACAAGGTCTCCGACACCAACGGCAAGGAATTCATCCAGGCGGCGTCGCTGGCGCACTACGAGATCCGCGCCGCCAAGAACGCCCGTGGCAAGCCCGCCGCCCGCGTCCTCATGGACGAGCTGCGCGAACAGGATAACTGGGTCGCATGGAACGCCACCTCCCAGACCACCAAATCTTTCTGGAGCGGTCAGCTCTGGGGAACCTCAAACGCCGGAGATTCGAAATCCGTCGTTCTCGCTGCACAGCGAAAAGCGGCTCTCAAAGTTATCGCAAGCTGGGAGAAGCTGGTCGAGACGCGCGGCATGGACCCCATGGAGTGGGCGGACAAGCACGACAACGCAATCGGCATCTTCGAGTGGTCAGGTCGTGACGGCTGCGAGCTTGACAGCGACGAGGACCTTTTGCAGGCGAACCCATCGTGCGGCTACGGTGGCATGACGCTCAAATCGCTCAAGTCCGACATCGACGGCATGACCGAGGCGGCCTTCCGCACCGAGGTCCTGTGCCAGTGGGTCACGGCCGACGTGGACCCCTACGTGGATGTCGAGACATGGGAGTCGCTCACGGACAACGACAGCCGAATCCCCGAGGACGAGCGCGTCGTGCTCGCCATCGACACCAGCGAGGACCGCAAGACAACCTACATCGCGGTAGCCGGCGCACGCGGTGACGGACTTGATCATGTCGAGGTCATCGCTCGCCGAGACGGCAACCTGTGGGTGTCGAAATACCTCAAGTCCGTGCAGGAGGCGTGGGGCATCGACGAGGTCGCCCTTCAGTCGAAGGGATGCCCTGCGGGGGACTTTCGCGACATGCTTGAGGAAGAAGGATGGACGGTCCATGCCATCGAGGGCAGCAAGCTCGGCTCCGTAGCAGGCAGCTTCAAGGATGCAGTACTCGACGGGACTATCCGCCACACCGACCAGCCGGTTCTCACGCAGCAGCTCAAGTGCGCGGTGACGCGAAAGCTCGGCGAGGTCGATGTTTGGACGCGCAGGGCATCGCAGGGGCAGATCTCGGCGGTTGTCGCCGCGAGCGAGGCGCTCTGGGCGCTGCGCAACTGCGAGCGACCGGAGCCCAAGGCCAAGCCTTCGCCCTATCCGCTGACGATTATCTAGGAGCTGACACATGCGTTTTTCCGACCGCATCAAGGCGGCTTACGATGGCTTCACGGGCAAATCCGAGACTGCCGAGAATACCGCCAAGCAGTCCGAGACCACCGCGCAGCACGCTTTTTCGTCCGCGCCGATGATTCCCCCCGGCCTGCTCGAGGACATCGCATTCGGCGACTACGACCGCCGCGACCTGTGGGCCGCCGAGTACAACGTGCGCATGGTGGTCGATTTCGTGGCGAGCAAGATCGCGGCGCTCCCGTTCCACGCCTACCGCGTGAAGCCCAACGGCGACCGCGAGGAGGCTCCTAACTCCGAAATCGGCAAGCTCATCGCGGACCCCAGCTACGTTGCGAACGAGACGCGATTCCGCCTCATCCACTCGCTGGTTGTCGACATGATGCTCAACGACCAGTGGCTGATGCTGCTCACGATGGACAAGGACTACGACTACCGCCTGCGCCGTATCCCGTACGGCACTTATTCCGTGCGGTACAACGCGCTCGCTGAGCCGATGGGAGTCCAGATCTCCCTGCCAAACGGGCAGGTCAACTACGATCTGCCGAACAAGAACGTCCTGCTTTCGCTCGGTTACCCCGGCGCTGTCGGCAACCCCAAGCCCATGTCCGGCGCTTTGGGGCCGCTGCTCACCGAGGCGCGCGAGCTTGCGAGCTACCGCCGCTTCATCGCCCAGAACGGCGGTCGCATCCCCGCCTACATCAAGCGACCCGCCGGCATGGAGTGGGCGAGCGAGGACGCGCGGAACGACTTCATCCAGGGTATGCGTGCCTACCGCAAGGGCGGCGGCAAGGACGGCGGCTGGCCCCTGCTCGAGGACGGCATGGAGATCGTCACGGTCGACGCTTTCAAGCCCGTCGACATGGCCGACCTCGATGCGCGCGACCGAATCGGCATCGCGGTGTGCAACGCATACCACATCTCGCCCGAGAACGTCGGCATCCGCACGGGCAACAAGTCGAGCGTGGAAGCCTACAAGGACCAGCTGTGGAATGTCGAGCTGTCCCCATACGTCGTTCAGCTCGAGCAGCAGCTGAATCAGGTCATCCCCAAGGCGGTCGGCGAGGAGGACGTCTTCATCCTCGCGAACATGGACGCGCAGCTGCGGGGTACCCCCAGCGAACAATACAAGGCGTTGAGCACGGCGACCGGTCGACCGTTCATGTCCCTGAACGAGGGCCGACGCAAGCTCAACCTTCCCGCCAAGGATGACGGCGACGAGGTGATCGTCCCGCTCAACGTCACCCAAGGCGGTCAGCCGTCCCCGCAGGACGGCGGCAATACCCAGAACGCCCAGACGGGCGCGAGCCCGAACGGGAGGTAACTAGATGAGCAAGCTCGATTTCCTCAATTTCGAGGTCAAGGCCGTCCCCGAGGAGGAGGGCGTGTTCGAGGGCTACGCCTCCACGTGGGAGCGCGACCTTATCGACGACGAGATCACCAAGGGCGCATACGCCGAGACGCTTTCCGCCGACTACCCGGACGGCGGCGCGGGAATCCCGCTCTACTGGGGCCACAACTACGATTCCCCGCTCAACTGCATCGGCGAGTCCCTTTCCGCCTGCGAGGACGATAAGGGCCTGAACGTCAAGTTCAAGTTCGACCTCGACACGAATGAGGGCAAGAAGGCATACGGCCTGCTCAAGCGCGGCCTCGTGCACCAGATGTCGGTCGGCTTCCTCGCGCAGAAGACCGCTTGGGTCAAGGACGAGGGCGACCAGTGGTCGCACCGCCGCATCGAGAAGGTCAAGCTCTTCGAGGTCTCCGTGGTGCCCATCGCCTGCAACCAGCAGGCCGAGGTCACCGACGTCAAGAGCGGTCGCGCCATCTCCAAGGACAACGAGTCCCTCATCCAGCAGGCCGTCCAGTGCCTGCAGGATGTGCTCAAAAATGTCGGTTCCGATGACGATTCCGATGAATCCGATGAGACCGACGAGAAGGCTCATGCACTTGCCGAGCGCAAGTCTGAGATAAAGAAAATCGCCGAATACCTCGGCGGAGCAGTCACCGATTAGGAGGACAAACATGCGCATTAAGGAGCGTATCGCCGCCGAGAAGAAGGCGGCACAGGACATCCTCGCCAAGGGCGAGGAGAACCTTACCGATGAGGAGTTCGAGCAGCTGAAGCAGCACGTCTCCGAGGCAAAGAAGCTCGAGGAGCGCGCCGCCCTGCTCAAGGACGGTGCCGAGATCCTCGACAACGCCGCCGAGGGCAAGAACCTCGAGCAGAAGAAGGAGGAGAACGCCGTGACCGCCAAGAGCATCGGCGAGCATTTCGCCAACGAGCTGAAGGCCAAGGGCCTCGACGTCGCCCAGGCCAAGACCATCAACTTCGAGACCTCCGAGTTCAATGTCAAGGCAGCTACCGACGTGAACCTCACCGGAGGCCCCACCACCACCGGAGCCAACGCCCCGTACCTCACCGAGCTCGACACCCCCGTGTTCGCTCCGCGTCAGGATCTGCTTATCGTCAACCTGTTCGGCACCGGTACCATGGGCGGTCAGGTGCTGAAGTACCCGGTCTACGGCAAGCTCGAGGGCAAGCCCGGCGAGACCGCCGAGGGCGCAGCCGCCGCACACACCCACTTCCCCGACCCCACCTGGGAGAACGATTCCCTCCACACCATCACGGACCTGTGGGAGATCACCGACGACATGATCGACGACCTGCCTTACGTGGTGTCCGAGATCAACGACCACAACGACTATGAGTTTGACTTGGTCAAGGAGGACAAGATCTGGAACGGCGACGGCACCAGCGACAACATCAAGGGCCTTGTCGCTCGAATCCCGACCGACTCCGTCATCGACAACACCAGCACCGAGCCGCTCGAGGACCGTATCTTCACGGCGGTCACGATGATCAAGAAGAACGTCAACCGCACTGCCGACGGCCTTGTCATCAACCCCGAGGACTACAAGACCCTGCGCCTGAAGCGCGACAAGAACGGTCAGTACTACGGCGGCGGCTTCTTCCTGCCGCCCTACAACGGCACCGGCACCCTCGTCATCCAGCAGACCCCGTGGGGCCTGCCGACCGTGGTCACCCCGACCCAGGCGAAGGGCAACTGCGTGGTCGGCGCATTCAAGACCGGCAAGGTCCTGTCCCGCGGCGCGCGCACGCTGAAGACCAGCGACTCCCATAAGGAGAACTTCGGCTCCGGCATCACCGCCTTCCGCCTGAAGGAACGCTGCGCGCTGCAGGTCAAGTACCCGTACGCCTTCGTCAAGGTGTCCACGGACGAGACCAAGGTCGTCGCGCAGTCCGACGATTCCGGCATCGCGGTCCAGTCCGATGAGCCCGTGGCCGATACCGAGACCGCCAAGACCGCCAAGACCGCCAAGGCCACGAAATAGCCTCGGCTGACTGATTGGGAGGGGGCATCATGACCGAATCATTCCTCGGCGACCATACCGACTACAGCGGGCTCGATGCCCCCATGTTTAACGCCGCCGCCGTGAGCGCCATCCGCGGCTACTGCGGGTGGCATATCGCACCGTCGATGGAGCTGTCCGGCAAGGTCGGCTCGGCTGGCGGCAAGATCATCCGCATTCCCGCGCTCAACGTGACCGAGGTCACGAAGCTCGCGTTGGCCGATGGCACCGACCTTCTTGGCGGTGCCCAGTGGAACGAGGCAGGCCTTGTCGAGCTTGCGTTGCCCGTCGAGCCGTGCCTGAGCGGCATCGAGTACGCCGTCACCGCCGGATTCAACACGGAAGACGTGCCAGACCTCATCGCGGTCGCGCTTCAGGTCTCGCGACGAGCCGCCAGCGCCCCCGCGGGCACCGTGCGCTCCCAGAGCGTCAACGGCGCTTCGGTGAGCTACGCATTCAGCGGTTCCGGTGCTACGTCCATCCAGCTCATGCAGGACGAGCGCGAGATTCTGGATAAGTACAGGATTGCGAGGCTCCCGTGAGCGGCTCTGATTTCGGCGGCTTCGGTCGACCGCTCAAGCGCCTGCGTGCGCCGCTCGTCGCCGACCCGTACAACCCCGCACGCACTGTGTCCGACTGGGACGGCGAGGCCGATGAACTCGTGTTCAACGGCTTCATCGCCACGGCATCCTCAGTCATGACGCCCGATGGCGCACGCGAGCAGGCGGTGACCGCCGTCACGCTGACCGTGGCTGACCCTAATGTCGACATTAGGCGCGGCGACCGCATCAAGGACGGCTTGCACGTCTACACGGTGGATGTCGTGCCGTCGGTCGATGCCAACCCGTTCACCGGATGGCAACCGACCCTCGAGGTCGGACTTCAGGAGGTGGAAGGCTGATGCCGGCAGCAGGCCAGACTAAGGTCAAGTTCAACGACAAGTTCTTCGATGACATCCTCCACAGCGCGGGCGTCGAGAACATGTGCCTGTCCAAGGCGCAGCAGGCGCTTGCCAACATCCGCGCGACCGCGCCCGTCGACACCGGTGCATACCGTGACGGATTCCGCATCGAGGTTCATAAGTCGGCGCACCGTAACTCCTATCGCGTGGTCGGTCACGACTGGAAGACGATTTTGCTCGAATCCAAGGGCGGTTATCTCGCCCGAGCCCTGAAAGCGGTGAAGTAGATGCAGATGGTGGTTCCTCCCGATCTGGAGATGTTCCTCTGCGGGTATCTCCGCGCCGTCCTCGGCACGAAAATCGAGGTCGACAACCGCGAGCCGTCCAGCTTTGACGGCAACACGCCCTATTGCGTGGTGCGCGACGATGGGGGACAGAAGACCGGTCTCACCACCTTCGACCGCTCGGTCGGAATCTCAATTTATGCGGGGAACCGCCAGAGCACACTACAGGCTGGTGAGCTTGCCAGACGCGCCTTCGCCGCGCTCACGTCCCCGACCATCGCCTACGAGAAGGGGTCTCCCATCGCAGCGGTCATCGATGACGGATGCAACGGGCCGTACCGCGTGACGGACCAGCACGATTCGAGCAAGTGCTACATGACGGTCGAGTATTCGGTCGTCGGTGCAATTGAGGATTAAGGTTAGGGCTTTGCCCTGGAAAGGAGCCTGCAATGGCTAAAGACAAGCAGGGTAACGACCTCGCAAATGTAGGCGTGCCCGTAACCGGTGCGATCTGCATCGTCCCGTACGCCGAGGACAACGTCATCACCCGCACCATGATCAGCAAGAAGAACGCCACGCCGAAGCTTCCGGAGGTGTACGCCCGCGGTACCTCCTGCCTTGGTCTCATCGCCGGAGACGGCGCGCCGCAGGATTCCACCGAGAAGGGCGACCCCATCGAGTTTTGGCAGGGGGGCTACACCCTCAACGGCGAGACTGCCATCTACACGGCCTTCACCATCGCCGAGGACACCGACCTCTCACGAGAGCTCTGCTTCGGTGAGAAGCCCGATGCCGATGGCGTCATCGCGGTCGACACCTACACGCCCGACACCAAGTGGATGGCCTACGAGGAGATCACCTACAAGAACGGCAACGTCGACCGACGCGCCGGCGTCATCAAGGTGACCGCCAACGAGCCGGGACAGGCCGAGCGCGGCTCCGTCCTCGGTCGAGCTGTCACCGTCGAGTGGGTGCGCGATGACCTCTACGAGGGCAAGGCCTACATCGAGGCTCACTGCACGCCCGCCGATGTCACGGTAGCCGCCTCTTCTGCCGCCACTGGCAAGAATTCCTAATCGAAACACAGCTTTCCCTTCTCTTGTTGGGCATCGCGCTTCGGCGCGGTGCCCTTTTTTTATCGGGGGACCCCAGCCGAACAATGTCCATGTCGTAAGAGGCCATTCGAGAGAAGGGAAAGTCGAGATGGCTGAAGAGAAAGAGTTCGAGCCGACCATCGAGGACTTCGAGAACTGGACCGAGGAGAAGGAGCAGGCCGAGTTCGAGCGCATCGCCGATGCGAACAAAGTCATGTATGTGATCGGCGACAACACGCTGTTCGTCCGCACGTCCGCCGGCAACGTCTACCGCCTGCCGATGTGCCCGAGCTATGCAGAGGTGTCCGCAATCCAGAGCGGCACCGATAACGATGCCTTCGAGCACCTTTGCACGCTCATCGAGGGCGGCAAGGGCGGCACCGATGCCGTCGAGCGCTTCAAGGCCGAGCCGCTCCAGACGATGGTCAAGATCCTCGAGGTATTCGGCGAGAAGTTGGCTAAGGCCCAGGGAGCGACCCTGGGGGAATAGCCCGCTTCATCGCCGAGCTGAAGGAGCACGAGGACGCCGCGAGGGCAGATTTCGCGGCAAGGGGATGGAGCCTGCAGGCCGACCTCGGAAGCAGGCTCCGCTATGCGGACGCGATCGCGCTGTTCAGGGCGCTCTCAGGAGACCCGGCGACCTCAACGGGTGCGCACGTGGCAGGTCTCAAGTATCCGACCAGCTTCGCCGACATGTTCATCGTGGCGGCGCTGACGCAGAACAAGTTCCCATCTCCCATCCCGACCGAAGAGGAGCAGCTCCGAGCTGCCTCCTTCAAGGCCTCCGGCGATGAAGCGCAGAAGGCGGCAGAGAACATGGCGCCGCTGTTCGCTTCGCTTTACGAGTAACGAGATCGGGGGAGATCGCGCATGTCATCTGAGGTCGGTTCCGCACATATTTCGATTTTCCCCGTGATGACGGGCTTCCGCTCAAAGGTCAACAAAGAGGTAAAGTCGACCGGCGACGAAGCCAGCAATTCTTTCAAAAGCGCATTCAGGAACGCAGGAGGCATCAGCGGTCGGCAGCTCGGAAAGCAGCTGGAGGAATCCTTCGCCGCATCCTCCAAGGGCTTAGCCGGCGATGCCCTCAAGGTCTTCACCGATGATGTCAAAGCCGCGACCAACGAGCTGAGCAAGGCTCGCATGAAGCAGGCAGACGATGCCGGACGTGTCCGCGTGGCGGAGATGAGGCTGCAGGATGCCGTCGCCAAGTACGGCGAGGGCTCCACGCAGGCAGTCGCCGCCGAGGAGCGCCTGGCATCCGCACGCCGTAAATCCGAGCAGAGCGCCGCCGCCGTGAAGGACGCGACCGAGAAGCTGAACGTCGCCAACGAGTTCGCCGCCAAGGCGCAGCAGGATTTGGCGCAATATACGAACCAATCGTCCAACGCCTTCGCCCGCGCCGCCAAGAATTTCCTTGCCGGTGCCAAGTCGCTGGATGCGGGCAAGAGCTCCGCTACCGGCATGGCAGGCGCTTTGGGTTCCATCGTCCGCGCCGCATCCGGTATCGACATGTGGGGGCCGTTCACGGCGAAGGCGACAGCCGGTCTCGCCAAGGTGAAGGCATCAATCGCCGACTTCGCCAGCAGCGCCAAGAACAGGATGCAGATCGCCGCAGCCGAGATTGGAAACGCCATCTCGGACGGCCTGTCGCGTGCCGGGGCCAAGGTACAGACGGTTGTCGGCAATATCGCATCGAAGCTGCCGCAACCGATTAAAAGCGTCTGCTCGACCGCGCATACGTGGTTCGCCAATGTCGAGACCGCGGCTAAATCCGTCTTTGACAAGCTGCCCGATTCCGCGAAAACGGGCATCGAGGGTGCCAAATCCGTAATCTCCTCCGGCTTGTCCGCGCTCGGCAGCATCGGCTCCGCCGCCGCCAACGCCTTCAAGGACGTGTCCACCGCAATCGTGGGCGTCGGTGCCGGCGTGACGGTGGCGCTCGGCAAGATGGCTGTCACTGGTGGCTTCCACCGCGCTCTCAGCATCGAGGACGCGCGAGCGAAGCTGAAGGGTCTCGGCCACGACGCCGGCAGCATCGACGAGATCATGAACAACGCCCTCGCTTCGGTCAAGGGCACCGCCTACGGTCTGGGAGACGCGGCGACCACGGCATCCCAGCTCGTGGCATCGGGCGTGCAGCAGGGCGACCAGCTCACGAGCGTCCTCAAGACGGTCGGCGATTCCGCGCAAATCTCTGGTCGAGACTTCACGGAGATGGGCTCGATCTTCTCCAAGGTGGCTGCTTCAAATAAGCTCCAGGGCGAGCAGGTCAACCAGATTCTCGACTCGGGCATCCCGATTCTGCAGTTCCTGGCGAAGCACTACGGCATCACCGCCGAGGAAGCCCAGAAGATGGTGTCCTCCGGCAAGGTCGACTTCGAGAACTTCGCAGCCGCCATGCAGGAGAACCTCGGCGGCGCCGCACAGTCCGCCGGAACCACATTCAAGGGCGCGATGGCTAACGTCAAGGCCGCTTTCAGCCGTCTCGGCGAGAAGGCCATGACCCCCGTCCTCAACGGCCTGCGCGACATCTTCAATGCCGCCATCCCTCTGGTGGATGCCGTGACCACGAAGCTGACCCCCGTTTTCGAGCAGTGGGGTGACCTGGTCTCCAACACCATCGCGCCGAAGATCGTGGATGCTTTCGGCAAGATTACGGACGTTCTCAGCGGCGATAGCTTCTCGGGCTTCTCCAACGGAATTCTGGCGGCAATCCCCGTCGTCGGCTCCCTGGTCGCCGCCATGGGAGGCACCGGGCTTCTCGGCACCATCGGCGAGCTTCTCGTCAACGTGCCCATGGTCGGCCCTTAAGGGCCTCGTGGGGGATTCCGCGCTTCTCGGCAACGCGCTCAAGCTGCTCGGCGGTCCTGTCGGTGTCGTGCTGTCGCTTCTCGCCGGTCTCGTGATGATCAGCCCGACATTGCAGCAAACCCTGAGTCAGGTCGCCGGCACCATCGGCTCATCGCTGATGGATGCCTTCAGCACGCTCGCCCCCATCGCGCAGGACATTCTCGGCAAGCTGTCTCAGGCGGCATCCGAGATCTTCCCCGTCCTCGAGGATTGTCTCGGTCAGCTCTTCTCGGCAATCGGCAATGTGGTGGCTCAGCTGGCTCCGGTCGCCGCCGAAATCCTGCAACCGCTGCTCGACTGCATATCCCAGCTCATCGAGCCGCTGACCAACATCCTGACGGTCATCCTGCCACCACTCACGAGCATCATCGACGGCGTGATAGTCCTAATCGGCAGCGTCCTGTCGTTTGTCGGCCAGCTGGTCGCGGGAATCGAGTCGCTGCTGCTGCCCATCATCACGGCGGTCATTCAGGGCATCTCCGACCTGCTGACCAAGTGCAGCCCTTGGCTCGACCAGCTCGGTTCCACCTTTGAGACCGTCATGGACCTCATCGGCGATGCGCTTGAGGTGGTCGGCAGCGCACTCAACCAATTCATGTCTGTCGCGGGCTACGTAATCGAGCAGGTCGTTCAGTTTTTGGTGAGCACCCTTGAGCCCGCCTTTGCGGCGATGGCCCCGTTTATCTCGGGAATCGTCGCATCCGTAAACCAGGTGATTAGCTCGATTGCCCAGATCGTTCAGGGCGTCGTCAATTTGGTTGCCGGGCTGATTTCGGGGAATTGGTCCCAGGTCTGGCAGAGCTGCCAGCAAATCGCCAGCGGCGCCGTCGGTGCGCTCGGCGGCATCCTGAGCGGAATCTACAACGCCGCGATGGCTGCGGTCTCTGGCGCGGGGACTTGGCTCTGGAATGCAGGCAGCCAGATCATCGCCGGTCTCTGGAACGGCATCTCGGGTGCCATCGGCGGCCTGTACAACAACATCAGGAATGCGCTTTCTGGCTTGGTCGACGAGGCGATGAGCGCACTCGGCATCCATTCGCCTTCGCGCGTCTTCCGCGACAAGGTCGGCAAGTTCATCCCGTCCGGTATCGGCGTCGGCATCAAGCGGAACACCCCGGCGCTGCTCTCAGATGCCGACAAGATGACCGATGCCCTCGTCGACCGCGTGAGCGGCGCGTCCGCGGCTGTTGACGTGGCTGCTGGTATGTCGCTCGCATCTGGCGCAAACGGCGCTCAGGGGGCATCTGGCGGCGCTGGCGGTCTATCCGTGGATGACATCGTGCTCGCAATCGTCACGGCACTCAGCAAGATCGGTGCGCTCAAGCTCGATGTCGACCTCAAGACGCTCGCCATGCTGCTCGCGCCTTGTATCGACTCTGAGCTCGGCAAGCGCGACGCAATGGAGGTCTAAATGGCTGATTCTAGGCTAGGTATCTACTCGCGCAGCAAGATGTTCGTCGATGACGGCACGGTCGCCGTGAACGGTACCAGGCTCGGCGACATGGGATGGTACCTGACCGCCGCGCCTGAAGTCGACTCCATCTCGTTCGACACGTCCTACACGACCGTCACCGGAGCCCATGGCTCCCGTGACCTTTCGCTGACAGACGGCAGCGGTCTCGCCTATGCCGGCAGGCGCACGGTGACGCTCCACCTGCGCACGGTCGGCACGTGGCAGGAGGCGGTCAAGTCCAAGGTCGCGCTCGGCTCCATCGTCGGTCGCGATGCTCGCATCACGTGGCGCGCGCTCCCCGGCGATTTTATCGGCAGGCTCGAATCGTCCAGTCCCAGTGAGGTCTGGCAGGGCGGCGTGTTCGCCTACTACGAAATCGACCTGACGATGAGCGCCATGCCCATGCTGTACGGCAGGAAAACGGCGGTGAGCGGTACCAAATTGACCGTGAACGGCAACTGCCGGGTGTTCCCGACATTCACCGCCACGCTCAAGGCCGAGAAGAAGCTGAAGATCTCCCGTGCGGACGGCGTGTTCATCGAGGTCGATGCCGAGAGGAACTTTACCGCCGGTGCCATCGCCACCATCGAGACCTCGCCGACCAAATCGCGCGGAGTGTACATCAATGGCGTCTTGACCTGCCCGACGCTCACATCGGATTTCTTCGACCTGCCAGTAGGGGACTCGACCATCACAGTGGTCGGTGCAAGCAGCATCACGACATCATTTGAGCCGCTCTGGCTCATCCCCTAGGAGACGGTCAGATGTCAAAGAGATTCATCCATTTCAACCGCTTCGGCGCATACCTCGGCGAGCTCACGCCAATGCAGGCCACGCGCACGCGAAATGTCGACCAGTGCGGCGTGGACAAGGTTGAGCTCGTCCTGCTGGACAACGGCGTCGACAAGTACGACCGCATCGTGTTCTGCGACTCCATGGGGCGCACGTGCGAGTGGATCGTCATGTCCTCGCGTGAGTCGAGGGCGAAGAGCGTGCCGGTCTGCACCGTCAACTGCTACGGCTCCATGCAGGAGCTATCACGACACTTCATGCCGACGCTACGCCGCGGCTCCAACGACACGCCCGATCAGGCTCTTGCAAAGGCGCTCGACGGCACCAGATGGTCGGTAGGCCAGTGCGATGAGGGTAGCGGCGAATACAGCGTCTATCACCAGTCCTCGCTGGCTTCTGTCCAGGATATTGCCGATGCCTACAAGATGGAGGTCGAGCCGGTAATCGAGTTGTCCACAGACGGCAACTCCATCGCCAAGCGCTCGGTCTGCCTTGTCAAACGTCTCGGTCGCGCCAACACCGCGCTGCGTCTTGATTACGGCAGCGGGCTGTCCGGCATCGACCGAGTGCTGTCCGCCGATGACGTGGTGACGCGCCTGTACTGCTACGGCAAGGGCGTGCAGACCACCGACGATGATGGCAACGCCACTGGCGGCTACTCGCGTAAGATCACGTTCGCCGACATCAACGGCGGCAAAGAGTACATCCAGGATGATTCCCTGCTTGAGGTCTGGGGTGTGCCCGGTCCCGATGGGTCGCTCATGCACACCGAGGGCATCTTCGAGGACGGCGATTGCGAGGACAAGGCGACGCTTCTCGCCGAGGGTAGGGCAGCGCTCGCCGAGCGCTCGAAGCCCATCGTGAGCTACGAGGGCACTGTCGAGGCCCTCGGTCGCGCGGGATTCGATGCCAACGCCTGCGACCTCGGGGACAACCTCCAGATGGTCGATACGACATTCCCCAAGCCGCTGCGCCTGAGCGGTCGCGTTTTGGAGATCGTGGAGGACCTGCTCGGTGACGGCTCGCCTTCCACCGTGAAGGTCGGCAACGTCATCGAGGGCATCGTCAAGCGCTCCGATCGCGTGCAGCAGACAATCGACCGCCTGACCAGCAGCGCCGGCAGCTGGGATAGCGCCGCCACCATCGGCAGCGCCTACCTCAATGGGCTTATCGACGGCCTGAACAAGGTGATGAACGAGACCGGCGGCTACACCTACATCAAGCCCGGCAAGGGCCTGTTCGTCTACGACAAACCGGAAGATGCCAACCCGACCATGTGCATCCAGATCGGCGGCGGCTACTTCCGCATCGCCGACGGCAAGAATTCGGACGGCACGTGGAACTTCCGCACGCTCGGCAACGGGCATGGTTTGGTGGCCGATGCGATCGTCTCCGGCACCATCAGCGCCAACCTGATCAAGGCCGGAACCATCCAGGACAAGAGCGGCAAGAACTACTGGAATCTTGATGCCAGCAAGGTTCATCTAGGCCCCGGCGCGACGCTCGATGACAAGGACATCGCCACGACCGACACCGTGGTCAAGTCCACGGTGAAGCTCTATGCGAAGAATCAGTCAGACACAGTGCCGCCTCTGAACATGCAGAATCCAGAACTGGGATGGTCGGAGGAAATCCCGCAATGGTCGAACGGCTATTTCATCTGGGAGATGGACCGCATTACCTACGGTGACGGTTCGGTCAATCATTCTTCGCCCGTCCTCGTGGCTGCGCTGAATAAAGCCAACCAGAGCGCGTACGACCTGAACAAGTCGCTCGGCGAACTCGACACCACGGTCAACGACCTCGCCACAGACGGCGTCGTGACTGAGGCCGAGAAGGCCGCGGTCAAGAAGATCCAGCAGACCATCGATAAGGAGAAGGATGAGCTGACAACGCAGTTCAACAGCCTGAAGTCCAACAAGTCGTTGAACCAATATTTCCTCGCCAACGTCCTGGGCCCTTCGTACAATTCTGCTTTCGGTACAGGCGGCTCATACGGCTCGCTCAACACCGCCATCTCGGATGTGCTCAAATGCACCACGAAAGAGGCGCTGGACAGCGCCATGTCTACCTACAAGTCCTGCTTTGAGATTCATTCAGGTAACGTCAATACATATGTTGCCGCAGCACGTCAGGCGCAGCATGCTATCGAGCAGCAGGATGCCAAGTCTATGGCGCAGGGCCTGCTCGACAGCTACGACGATGATTTGGACCAGCTCAAGATCTTCAACCGTCTGACCAACAACGGTACCGAGCAGGGCATCTACATGCAGGACAACAAGCTGTACATGAACGCCAGCTACCTTGCCGCAGGCATCATCGCAGATGTTACCAACACGAACAGCTGGAACCTCAAGACCGGTTATCTCAAGACGACGCGCGGCACCATCGGCGGATTCACGATCGACACATATAACATCTCCAACAACAGACTGTCGCTTCGGGACGACGGACTCCATTTCATCTATGACGGCAAAGACATCGGCTTCATCGGTAGCAACCATCTCGTCGACTATCCAAACGTATACGGACTCAACTTCAACCTGAAAGAGTCCGGCGGCTATATGTCTTGGGCTGCAATGAAGAACGCAAATGATCCGTATTACGCAATGAAGCTGACGTATGCGAACAAGCCAAACATCGGGTTCACGGCCTATGCGCTCAACGCCGGATGCGATCTGGACATGCACAACTGGTCGATTAAAAACATCGGCAACGGATGTACTAATACGCTTCGATTTACCGTTGTCACCAACGCTAACAAAGACGGAAGCTTCACGTTCTCGAACGGATGCAGCATGAAGTTCGAGGGCGGTTTGCTTACACACTTTGCATGGGCTGAGAACAACTATTCGTAGAGAAGAGAAGGGATCGCAATGGAGGATTTGAAGTACGTAATGGAATCAGGTGTTCCCACGGCAGGGGCCGGTGAGCCCGTTGAAGTCCAGGGGACCAGCACGACTTTGGCACGTGATGTCAAGCGCATCGATTCCAAGGTGAATCTGCTTTTGAAAGCCTTGGGAGTAAGCACAGCAAGCCTGGAGGACGATACCGTTGAAGCTAACTAACGAAAAGATAGCGGCAATGTGCCGAGACCTCGACAACGGCGTGCTGGATAACGTTGGTATCGTGGGCTACACCGCGGCGCGAAACTACCGCACTTTGCACGACGTGGCTGAACCATTCCTCAACCAGCGCAACAAGCTGATCGTGGAGTACGGAGAGGCGCAGTACGACGATGACGGCAATATCAACGACTACGTGGTCGACCCCAAATCGGAGAAGTTCGCCGAGTTCGCCGCGAAATACCAGGAGCTTGCCGACATCGAGTGCGAGGTCGAGATTCTGACCTTGCCAGAGGAGAAGGCGATTGACGCCATCAGTGGCGCTCAGCTGCTCCAGCTCGACTGGATGTTCGAGCGAGACCAAAGCTAATCTGGCGGGGGACAGCTGCCAGATTATTGACCACAGTAAGCAACTAAGGGGGTCAAGATGGCTCTAGACAACTTCCGTCGCATCACCATCAATGTGGACACGGCAAATGATTACATCCCGCCAGTGACGCTCTCCGGCGGCGATTCAAACGGTCGCACGCTTTTGGTCAAGCTTACGGACAACGGTAAGGCGATCACGTCCGCCGCCGGCATCACGGCGAAGCTGGCGTACGCCGATGGGTGCGGCAACAGCGGCTACAAGACGATGACCCCGGTCAGCGGTTATGAGACCGCCGCCTGGGAGTGCGCGGCACCCGGCAGCGTGTTAAAGACAGATTCAGCGCACCTTTGCGTACAGTTCTGGCAGGGCTCCGATGTGGTCTGCACACGTGTCTTCCATGCTTCGGTCGACCGAAATCTCGTATCGCTCGAATCCGGCACGACCAGCGGCGATGCGGTCAAGGAGCTTTACAACACGATCGCGAACCTCAATCAGGTCATTAACCGCGCCAACGCTTCAGCGAGTAAGGCCGATTCCTCTGCCGCTTCGGCAGACGCAAACGCCGACGCCGCGAACAGGGCGGCAAGCGCAGCCACCGCCGCAGCAAAGCAGGCCAACGCCGCGGCATCCGCGACCAAGCCATACTACATGCAGGCCGCGGAGCCCGCCCGCGACAAACGCGTGGACGGCATGCTCTGGATGCAGACCAACGAGAGCACCAAGAAGATCGCGGCATTCAACCGCTGGGATGCAGGGCTTCCCGGCACGGCGCTGTGGCCCGGCGCCACGACATTCCCCTCCGACAGCACATTCCCCGATGAAAAGGGCGCTTGGACCGCCTTCGGTATCTAACGAAAGGACACCATAATGGCATTCGAGAAAATCGTATTCGCAATGAAGACTTGGAAGGACAAGGTCTCCGGTAACACTCCCGTCACCGCCGCGGAGCTGAACCGAATCGAGAAGGGAATCAGCGACTGCGCGAAGCAGACCAATGCCCTCGGGGATTCCGTATCCCGAGTGTCGAGATTCTATGGAAACGTTGTCTCCACTATCTACAGCTCGTGGGGATCGGGCGAGGACACCTCTATCCAAGTGCAATTCTGTTTAAATGACGGTAAATCGCTTTACGTCACCATCTCGAAAGCAGAAGGCATCAAATTGCAGTACGGGACTAAAGGCAATGTCGAAACACTGTGGACTAAATAGCATTCCGTATCCCGAAAGGTCGGGAACATACAGGAAGCAAATTATTCGGGCATGGC